CCTCGATCAGCGTCTTCGTAGCCTCTGCACGGTTCTGCTCGGCTTGCGTCTGACTGACCGCGATCTGCGCCTGCGCCGCTTCCATCGCCAACTGCTGCTGCATCTGCGCCATCTGCTGCTGTTCTGGATTCGGCTGCGCCATTTGCGTCAGTGACTCCATCAACTCCATGCGGTTAGACAGCGAACTGTTGGCCACAATGCCCTTCAGGATCAACGGCAGCACCGGTGTGTCTGGCCCCAAGGTTTGCAACAGCGCAATGAACTGCGCCTGCTCGTACTCACGTGCAATGATGCCCAGTGTCGCAGTCGGGATGAAGTTCATATCCACCGACGGATACCGCTCGGGGTCGAACTGCATGTACCTAAACGCCGACTTCTTGATGAACGGCATCAAGAAGTCTTCTTGGAAGTTCACCAACGTGCGCTTGTACTTCTTGATGATCGAAGCGACCGCCATCGACATGCCGGCGTTGCCACCATCACGCGAGACTTGACTGACCATGCCCTGTGAGTCCAGCGTGCCCGTTGCCTGCAACAGCATCGTCTCAAACCGCTGGGCGGTGGCCAAGTTGTCGTTCGACGTCTGACCAAACTTAAACGGGAACAGAATCTCGTTCGGGTTGCCGTTGGTTAGAATCGCCTTGCCCGGACGCACTTCAAACTTCGCGCCACGCGGCAGACGCGTTGCATCCATCGCCATCATCGGTGCCGATGTCAGCGCCAGTCCATCCAGATGCGAGCGCACTTCTGCGTCAATCGCCTTCTGCATGTTGTACGCTTTCTCAACCGTCCCCCGTCCTAGCAGACGGTTGGGCACCGTATCGTCCTGGTACGACAGCACCGGACGATCCTTCATCATGTACGGGTTCTCTTCGGCCTTCAAGAGCATCCCGTCGTTGGCGATCACAACGATCGCTTCGACCATGTCGCTGTAGTCCTCGGCTGCTGAATCCTCCGGGAACAGATCGACCATCTCCTCGTCGCTTTCGTTCAACTTGGCGATGTACTCTTTAGGCACCAGACCGTAGTAGGTCAGAAGCTTGACCTTCTCATCCTCGTAGGCGCTGACCTCTTGCGTGGGCTCGAGATCAGTATCTTCATACGTCGGTGTGATGTTGACTTTGCGATAGATGCCGCGCTCGATGTTGCGCACCACCTTGTGGATCGATACGTACTTCTCAATCGCCACACCCATGCAGTCGTCGACCGACGTGCCGTTCGGGTCAAATAAGAAGTTCTTAGGGTTCACCGGCACTAACTTCACCGACACCCGCGGCTTCTCAATCACGCCAATGGCCGCCTGTCCGGGTTGCCCCGGGATCGGTTGCGTGGCCGGCATGTATTCCTTCTCCATGCTGACCACGATTTCACCAACACCAGTGCCATAGATTTCGGCTAACAACTCGATGTGATCGATAGATTTTCTAATCTTGTCCTTCTTGAAGTCTTCCATCAACTGGCGCTTTAGCATCTCCACGTCCAGTGGGCTGCCGTCGATGTCCTTCAAGTCGTCTTCGATGTCGAAGTACTCGCCCGAGCCAAAAATCGCCTCCATGATCTCGGCGTGGCGAGTTTCTACCGCCTGCTGCGTCATCGGCGTGACCAGGCGGGAGCGTTCAGAATCGCGGGTCTTGTCTTCGACTGCCCATTCGCCACGGAAGATACGTTCGTATTCTTCCCAGCTCGGCAGGAAATTGATGTCTCGGTAGGTACGCCACCGATCACAATGATCAGTCACGAAAGAAACTAATTCTTTATCGGCCTCGTCTGGCTGATCAAAGTCGTTTTGGTCCATCTCACACTCCAGCGATCACGTCGATTGGTTCCCAATCATCATCCGCGTCGTCCGCAAAGTAAGAGGTTACGGCCAACTGGTCTATGTAGGACAATGCATCGGGCAGGTCATCATGCACGCCCTGCGCAGGAAACAACAGCAGTTGGTCGAGGAATGTTTCCCAATCGCCGTCTTCGTTTAGCACGATGCGTCCATGCTCGAAACGACCTTGGAGTCCCCAGATTATCCGGTCGGCCTTTTTTCGGTTGCCGTGCGTCAGGTCAACTATGTGCGAATATACATTATTCTTACGCATTAAGTCACTCAAATACGGCAAAACCGCGTTCTTTAGCGCCCCCCGCTCGATCCCCACGCTGAGTGGCCGGTAGTCGCGCATGGCCATCAGAATCTTCGCCGCCGTCTCCCGGATGTCCCACCGCCCGTGCCAGATGTCCTTTACCCACCACGTGCCGTCCTCGGTCACCTTCACAATCGCAATCGCCGACTCGTCCAGGCGCTTCTTAGAATTCGCCGCCTGCTTGGCCACTTCTTCAAACCCCGCCAGATCGACCGCCACGTAGTAACTGCCGTACTGCGGCTCGTCGCTGTACTTGATCCAATCTTCCTTGAACACGTCCGACCCGGCGTTGTCAAAGCTCGCCATGTATTCTTGCTTAAATGCAAACGTCGACAGGGTCTTCTTCGCCGACTCAATCTCAGTCGGGTCAATCAGCGGGTTGTCCTTGGTGGTGAAGTGCCAGCTCTTCCAGTCGCTGTCGTCTTGCGTCTGCCCCAACTTGTACAAGTCGTGGAACCAGTTCCGCCCCTTGGGCGTGCCGATGAAGAGCCCCCGCCCCTTCTTGTCACTTAAGCTCGCCCGGATGACCTGCTCCCACGCTTCGGGCTTGATGTCGGCCACCTCGTCCAGCACGGCGTAGGTCAAGCTAACCCCCCGCAGCGTGTCCGGCCGGTCGGCGCCCCTGACATAGATCGTCGCCCCATTAATCAGCGTGATGTCCTGGTTGTTGATGTGACTGCCGGCGATCACGTCTCGCCCTAAGTCTAGCAACACGTTCCAGATAATCTGCCGCGCCTGCCCGTTGGTGGGCGCCACATACAGCACGGCCGAGCCGGGCGGGCAGCGCAGCCCCTCAATCAGCAAAGTAGTCGCCGCCAGTCGGGATTTCCCGCACCGGCGCCCGGCCGCCACGACTTTGAAGCGCGTCGAGTCGGAGAAGACCGTCTGCTGCCATGGGAGGAGCTGAAAGTTAAGGTCAGCCATTAGTCCGGTGCCCCGAACGGGTCTTTGTACATGAACGCCGGCTCGAGCGGCATCGCCGGCGCCTGTTGCGCGCGCAGCATCTGCATGTCCCGATCCATTACCTGATGCAGCCAAGAATCTCGGGCGTTCAACGCGTCGCTCGTCGGGTAGATCGGCCACTTACCGGCGTTGATGTCTTTCTTCCATGTCTTCCACAGCTCGCCTTCGTCCTCGACGACGCGCCCGCCCACGAACCCCGGCACTGACACGAACTGCCCTTTGTACTTACCCGACGGTATCTGAATGCCGGTGGCGTAGATGGTGATCGGGTTGCCCTCGGCGTCGCGGCCGGGACTGGCCATATTCGCGCGGTGGTACATGACCTTGTTCAGCTCGGCCGGCGTTAGCCCCAAGCTGTCTAAATAACTATCCATTGATGTCTCCTTGGGGCTGGAGCGTCTCCATCTCGAGCGTCAGCGGCTCGGATGCGCTGGGCGCGCCGATCTGAAGTGGCGTGCCGTCCATGCCTGTAATGTTGATGGTGACTGCGCTGCGCTGGCCGTTGGTCTTCTCAAACATACTGACCGGGAGCGTGCGGTCGACGCACATCTTTAGCGCCGCCATCTGGCCTGGGTGGCCGTCCTCTAACGCAATGTCGATGATCTTTTGCACGACCGCCTTGCCGCGCCCCTCGATCATCATCCGGCGCAACTCCTTGATCTTCTGACTCTCAGTCATCGGCAGTTTGCGCGGTGCTTTGTATTCCGTTGCCATCGCTTTTTCTCCAGTTGGAAAGCTTCGAGCATTGTAGCCGGTTTGCTTTTTTTTGTGGGTAGGCGGTACCCGCGAATATTGTAACAGTGGGGCACCCCCTCCCCCCCATCAAGGTTAGTGAGTACTTACTATCGCTAAAAGCTAACGGCGCCTAGTGTCTGCCAGGTTAGTGAGTACTTACTTACGGCGGATTGCACGCGGCAATATGCATTTTACATAATGCTCGTTATGCGGACATGATGCGCGATTGCCAGGGGTTGATAGCATTTTGGTAACGGGTGCATGCGTGGGGCACCATTTCGCAGGTACCTGTACGGCCGCGGGCTTATATATCAAAAACCCTTAGTTATCGGATTTCCGTATATTCGAAAGTAATATTGCTAACTTGTCATCATCTTTGACGCCGGAATTGTAAAGCAATTGATAGCAATTTAGCACTACATTAATTCCCTCAGTAATATTTCCGGCGCCGGCGGCCGCTAAAATATTTAGTTGCTCTTGCGTCAATTTTCTATCGAATCTTTTGGGCGTCAATGTCGGCGGTTTAGGCATGTTATCAATATGCTATGAGGGCAATGAGGGCAATGCGGGCAATGCCTTTTTAATCGCTACCGCTCCAAGTGTTAAATGCGCGGCCGTGCAAAATTTCACAATCTAGCCCTATTTTATATATTTTCACTGACATCTGAAAACTGATTGCCCTCATTGCCCGCAACG